CACTTTGTGCCATAAAAACACCTACTTTCTTAACTAAATTATAACACAACAAAGAAAAAAAGTCTAATAATAGACTTCTTTATTTACCAATTTTAGTCTTTAATAGGTCTGCAGTTCCACCAGCAGCTGTTGCAGCAGTAAAACATAGTACTAGTGCTTGTAATAAATTTGGTTCAACTTTAGTAAAATAACAAATTAATCCACTAATTAAACCTATTAAAACATTTTGAATTGGTATATATTTATTAGGAATTGCATCTACAAATATCTTTGTAATTGCTCCTAAAATGTAAGTAATAATACCTACAATAATAACATAAGTTACTTCCATAATTCATTACCTCTCTATTTCTTCTTTATATCGTTTCCACTAAACCATCCAGTTACAGCACTTGGATCATTTACAGTTCCTTTATTGTATTGATTTAATGCATATCTGTTTGGTCTAGAAGTATTACCAGAAATCATAATTACTTTCATTTCTTGGTTTACATATCTTCTTGTTCTTGCACCTTCACCAGTACTTGAAGCAGTACCTACACCATTTACTATAACAGTATCACCTAATTTTATTTCTTTTGGAGCAGGAGTTGGTTCATCATATGGAGTTAAATCTGCTTCTGCAACCCATCCTAAACCATCATTAATATTATAAGGTTTTGTTACACCTGGTTTGTCATAAACCATTGTAATAGTACATTCTAAATTTTTTCTAGATTGACCTGGTTTTTCACCATATGCAGATCCATATAATACTCCAGAGAATACCATTTTATCTCCAACTTTATACTTTAAAGTAGGAGTTGGTTCTGGTGGAGTTGGTGGAGTTGGTGGTACTGGTTCACTATAATCTAAGAATTTAGACTTACCATGTTTAGTCCATGTTCTTGTATTATAACCAGCTTTACTTCCTATATTACCTACAGCAGTAATTTGTACACCATCTTTCCAAATAGGAGTACATTCAACAGCAAGACCATCTCCAATATAGACACCAATATGACCATCCATCCATACAAATTCTCCAGGGATAATATTACTAAAGTTAGAAGATTTATCTGTACAATAGCTATTAAACATTCCATTAGCATTAGTATCTGGAACTCCATTTGAAGCATATACAGCTCCACCATATGTAGCATTTACATTACCATTCCATCCCCAAAGGATTCCTTTTAATAGATTAACACAGTCAAAACCAAAAGTATCATAACTAGCATTTAAGATTTTATTTTTTCTACTAGGTTGTTTATTATAATCATAGTTGTTTGTATATCTAATTTTATTCTTCTCATTCATAGGAGCACCAAAACAACCATAAATATATAATGTTTTGTAATTTAAGGCTATATCTTTTGCCTTTGCAACCATTTCACTTGCTTTCATTATTTCACTTCCTCTTCTTTTTCGTTAATGACCTCATCAGCATCACCAACTACTTCAACAAATTCTTCATCTTTTTCTTCTTCAACAGTAACATTTTCTTCTGTTGTTTCTACTTTTTCTTCTTCGATTTTGTTAGCATCTTCCATTTCAACTCACCACCTTCCATATCAATTATATTTTAATTATAACATATTATTTTAATTTTAGCAACGAAGCAATAACTCCTATTATTATACCTATTATTGTAGTAATAATATATGTAACAACAGTATCACATCTTTTAACTGGTTTTTGTTCTATTGTAGTTACTCTAGAATCCAGTTTGTCCTGTTCCTCTCTCATATACTTCATTTCAATAGCAAGTTTTTCTGTAGACATAGCTAAAGTACTAATTTTTTCATATACTTTTTTAAGATCCTTTACATCATTCTTTAAATCATCAAACTCCTGTCTAGATATTTCTTTTTCTTTCATAACTTATTTCCCCTTCTAATAATTATAGAGCATTATCATAGGTAGTAAGTGCTCCAGTATTATCTATTCCAATATATTTTGTAGTATTACCATCTGGAGATACCATTTTAATTCTATACCCTGCTTTGTTATTTCCCTCATAAGTACCATGTATTTCTTTTCTCCATGTGGCACTCTGGTATCTGTAAATATCAATCCATAGTCAGCACTAGATGAATCGTTTACAACACCTCTGAATCTCATTTTACCATCATAGCCTTGTAATCCAATACCACTCATTGATAGGGCTTTGTTATCACAAGTAAGAAAAGTATTATTGTTAGCATTTAAAACTTTGTTTGAATTCATATCAAAAGCAACATTTCTTCTTCCACCAGTAACATCTAAACCTATTATAAATCCTTGGTTTTCATTATCACAATATACTAATCTAGGAGCATTATAATATGTATTGGCTTCAACAATCAATGTTGATGACACTTCTTTTCCTGATTTACCTTCTAAACATATTGAATAATCACCTGTTATATTTTCATATGTATTAGAGATAATCCTATTGTTTTTACAATCATGATCTGTTGTAGACTTAATTCTAACACCACAGTCAGCTGTATGAGCAAAACTATTTCCAATAATAGAGCAATCATAACAAGCAATCAATTCTAGACAAGATTTTGCTATTGGAGCAGGTTCATGTCCTAAAATTTTATTATTAGTAATATTAGCTTCATAAACTCTTGTTAATTCAATCATTGGATTAATAATAGTTTCAGATTGACTTACATATATAATATTATTATTAAGCAATAAAGTTTGAGAGATATAATCTTCACTACCTATTTTTATTGCACTATTATAAAATCCAGAAAAATATATATTTTCAATAATACAATTATCATAAGGTTGTAAGAAATAAAAACCTATACTATTTTTATTATTTGCATTAATATAAAAATCTTTAATTATAAAATGTGAAACTCTTTCTTCATTTTTAAATATAGGACTACCATCATTAATATAACTTTTAATTACACTCGGTATACCACAACCAACTATTTTTATATTATTAGGTAAAATTAAAGTCTCTGATATTTTATATATTTTATTTCCATTTAATTTTATATTTTTAAATTTATTAAACATATTTTGGAAACAATTTGTATCATCATGTGTATCATCACCATATGCTCCGAACATTTCTGGACAAACTTCATCACTTATCAATGTAGCAAACAATCCACTCTCTAGTTCTTCTTGATATTCTGTTTCACTTTCAGTATCAGTTATTTTATATGTTGCTGCACCACCATCATTAATTTCATAATATCCTAATGTTTGTGCTGTCATACCATCTGCTAAAGTATTGTCTGCTTTCATACTAGCAACACTATCATATACAAATTGTTTTAATGATCCAGCTGCTATACATAACCAATAATCAGCATTTGTAGGTAATTGACCTAAAGAATCACTTATTGCAACATAACTAGAACCTTGATAGTAAACTACATCTAGTTTTTGATAAGTTCTTGTTGCATCATATGGACCAGTAGGATTAAATCCTACTGGACCTAATACATTTATTGTTGACATAATCTATCACCTTCCTTTTAACACAATTCTAATATTAATTTTTCGATTGTAAATGTTACATTTGTTTGATACTGAAAACCATAGCCAATAATTCCAAATTTTATATATTCACAATTTTCAGGTATATTCAAATATGCATTTGTATCCATTGATTGACCATCCGAATATTGTTGTAAATTTAATGTTGTATCAATAACATCACCATCTTTATCTAAAAAAACTATAGAGCTATTATCAAAAGCTAAACTAGAATATCTTTTTTGGATTTTTACATTACTAACATTACTATTTGCTTTTATAAAAAAATTTAAAGATTTATGCCCGTTAGTCCTAAATATTTTATACATACCAAATTTATTAGTTGCTTCACTAGATTTTGTAAAATTATATGTATTATTATTTATTGACATTATAGCATTACTTAAAGCATCTGCTTTTATAATAGGATTAATAATTGTATCTGTCAAAATATTATCTTTACTATAATCATACATTTTATATCCTAATTGGGATCTCCCATCATTTCTATAAATTGTATTAGTAAATATTTCTATATTACCCTTACACAATATAAAATTTGTACCAGGAGTAATTCTTCCAAAAAAATATTTACATGTACCATTTTTCAAAATAATTGATGATACTTGTTTAACTTCTGATGATGTCGGATTAATGGTTTTAAATACACTATCATTTATTGTAATATTATCTCCACTTACTAACATAATAGGATTATCAATAGTAACTTTTGCATATCTACTTACAATAATATTTTCTAATGATCTAGTTAAAGGAACAGAAGAAGTATTTAAACTTTCAAAATGACAATCTGTAAAATTAGCATCACAATTATCAATAAATAAATTACATATTACTGAGTTTATTTCCTCTTGATGATTAACATGTAATGTACAACCAATAAAGTTACTATCCATTTTTAAATACATGGAACCAGACCAAAATGAACAACCTATAAAATTAGTAGATTCATTCTGATCAGATTGGTTGTCATCACTTTTAATTGAATAGTTAACTTGATCAATAATAATATTAGTGAATACATTTCTATATAAATGAGAATTTAAATATAAACCAATATCCACATTTTTTATATGAATATTTTCATATTGTACACAATCGACATGACCTTCATATGTTGTTCCAGTATCACCACCTATTTTAATAGCAATCTTCCCATTTACACCATATATTCCTTGTAAAGAAAAATCATGTATGGTTTTAATCCTGTTATTTCTAGTATTGTAAGCACCATTATTAGAGTAAATCAATATGAGCTCATCACCAATAAATGTCGATGCCTGTTTTATTATTGATGTTGTTGATTGACCACATATCTTACTTTTCTCAATATTTAACAATATTGGAGTTGATATATAAAATATACCTTTTGGTATAAATATATTTAGTTCTAAATCATTTATTAAATTAATTAAAACAGCATTATTAAAAGTCTCATCATCAGTTTTTCCACCTACTTGTTTAATATTAATCATATTATTTTTAACTATAAGAGTAGCATATAATCCATTTTCTAACCCTTCTTGATAATCTGTTTCACTTTCTTCTGATGTAATCTTGTATGATGCTCCACCACCATCATTTACACCATAGTATCCTAAAGTCTCAGCAACCATACCATCTTTTAAGTCTGTATCAGCCTTCATTTCTGCAACATTATTATATGTTTTTGCACCTTTTTGTGCAAGTAATTGCCAATATGTTGTATTAGTTGGTAAATTCCCATGTGTATTTTGTAATGCTACATAAGATGATCCATTATAAGTAACAACATTTAATTTTTCATAATAAGCACTAGAATCATATTCTCCCTTTGGAGTCATAGCTACAGTACCAAGTGTTCTATAAATCCTACTCATCACTCATCACCACCTCTAATTTATTTCCATTTAATTGGAAATAATAATCCTTATCATTTCTTGAATATCCTGCAATAAGTTTTCCATCTACAACATCAAATGTAGTAAATGCTGCTTCCTTCATCTCATCTATAGCTGCATCAATTTCTTCATCAACATCTTCCATTACAGCACTAGAAGCCTCATCAATTATCTCTTGTTTATCTTCATCAGTCCAATAGTCCACTCCCCTGACTGGTGGACTAAAGTCTGAGAATAAACCATCAACATAGTTTTTTACTTGTTGAGAAGTTGGAATCTTATCATCATCAGCTTGTAATTCTTCATCAATATATCTAGAAACATCTGCACCATCTAATTTGTCTGCATTACCTACAGTTTTTGTACCATTTTCTAGTTTTTGAATGTCATGATAGTTTTCATTAACAGCAGTTTTTAATATAGAAAGCATATTATTAACATCTGTATGCTGATAGACTTGACCATCTTTATAAGTTGGATTTAAGTCTGCTTCACCAATTCTATCATATAAAGTTTCTTCTTCCATATCATTCACCTTCCTTAATCTTCTTTTACCTTTCCTAGCTTACATACGAAGCCAAAACTTTCAATACTTAAGTAATCTGAACTCATACCATATATTTTCAATGCAAAGTTTTTACCTTTACTAGGAATGATTAATTTCTTAGTCTGATATGTACTTTCTCCTAGTTTAGTCTTATCAAGTCTCATATTTCCTAATAATGATATTTTTTCATCAAAACTTAAATCTTTATTTTCAGTATAATCATAAATTACTTGTCCTGTTGTCTCATCAATAGAATATCTATAATTATATGGATCATTTACTCTATGACCATCTACATATAATTCACAGAAGAACTCTTTATAACTATATCCACCTAAACCTTTAACAAAAATGTTTTTAAGTTTCTTTTTATGTAATGGATATTGTAAATTTATACCTTTTGTTTCTAGTTCTATTTCCATATCCTTACCAAATTCATCATAAGTTGTATCATATTCAAACACATCATTCTCATAAATTGGAGCTGGATTAGGACTATAGTTTATTGTTATCTTTAAATTATACAAGATACCAGCAAATAAACTATCACCAGGTCTATTAGATTTACCTATAAAATTACTTCTTCTGATAACATTAGATATACCACCATAGTTAAAACTATCCTCTGCTACTATTATATCATCACAATATAGAGTTAGATCATAATTTTTACCATTATCTCTTACATCATATTTCCATTTATGTTTTTCTAGAAGATTAATATTGCTGCTAACAATATTTGTTCTCTTTTTAGATATACCATAACTTTCAAATACTAAATTATTCGTACCATCTATTTTACCGCAGTTGATACTACATTTTAGATCCCCAAGACTTCCAGTATTATAATCACCAGCTAAATCTATTATCTTAGATATTTGAGAAATATTAGTAAACTTACTTTCAAATTCTATAGAATATCCATTTGAGAAAGGTACATTAGAACTTATTATAGGTATAGCAACATAACATGTACTACCATCAAACTTTATACCTTCTTCTACAATCCAATCAACTGTACCTACTATACTACCAGTTAAATTATTTCCTGATTTATCAGTAACATATGTTCCTTTTCCATTATCAAAATCATAATTTATAATATATCTATTATCAATTAGTTGTAATTGGAAATAATCAATATCTCCTACAATACCAGAACCTATAATTGATGCATCTCTATTACTATTTACTATACAATTCTCTGGAATAGTAGCTGTTCCAAATAATGCATTATCTAAGTAGATACTAACAAGATAATCTTGTGTTTTTACATATTCTACCCTAATAGTATGACTACCTACTATAGACTTATTATTATTTACAACATCTACACTAACTTCTTGGTATTCACTATTACAAATTACTTTTAAACTATGCTCATTATTTATTCCTATTGCTAGGTTTTTATAACTTAAGTTTAACATTTGATTTAACTCAACAAGTAATGTTCCAGTAACTGAGAATGGATTCCAGTTAGTATCAGTAACATTTCTACTTACTGGTAATTGTATACTAAATGCATCTATATCAACATTTTCTCTATATACACCAGCAAATGTAGCTCTTAAATTCCATCTAGCATCTACACTAACAGTTGGACTTCCATCATAAGAAATATCTTGTGTTTGAGTTCCTGCACTAATATCTTTTGTACCACCACTAGAACTTATACTAGGAGTTTCATGATAATGTTCATTTCCATTTATCCATGCCCACAATGCTCTAGCACCTATATATAAAGATGTTCCACTAGCAAGATGTGCATATGGAGTATAAGTTACTCTACAACCTGTATCTGTTGCTTCACAAGTACCAGTTATTCTGATTCCTAAAGCATCTCCAAATTGTGAGTTTCTAGTAACATCAAATGAAGTATTTGATCCTTTTTCCCTTCTAGTAGAATATGTTGGATAATAACTAGAAACATCTAATTTCCAGTTATGTCTATATTGACCATCACCTTGGTTAATAGTGAAGTTACCAGTCTTAACATCTCTACTTAGAGAAGAACCTAAGTTGTAAGAAAAACTTGTACTTGGTATTAATGTTGCACCTGTTGTTGTATCTTTTAATGAGAATGTACCATTTTGAGAAGCATTTCTATTTGTAGAATCTCTATAATACCTAAGTGTATAGTATACTTTAACAGTTCTATCATTATTGTTTGGTTCAGTATTACAAATTAAATCAGCTTTATAACCCTGTGACCATCCAGTAGATATTGTAAATGTTTGTGGAGTTGCTTGTCCTGTTGCTACAGCTTGTTTCAAGTTATATAAGAATGCATCAGTAAAACTAGAAATATTAGTTTTCATTGAAACTTTAAATCCATTCTTAAGATTATAGTTTGAATTAATTACTCCAGTTTTTACATAGTTATTATTACCATCTAATGTAATTCCTATACCTGGTTTAATAATCATTGAACCAAATGTTTTTGCATCATAACCATTTCCTGATTCATCTTCTACAGTATCTCCAGTTACATTACTGAAATCATATTCTAGAAGTGTTTCTTCTACTGAATATTCTTCTTTTTGAGGAACTGTACAATATGCTTCAATAGCACCATCTAGCATAAACATAAATGTTGGTTTTTCTGTAAATCTCATTTCTGAGAAAGCCTTCATATCATAGTTATAAACTAGAACATCTAGATTTTGTAATGCTGCTATATCCCCTTGCTCAAATGCTGTATTAAAGAACAACATATATTTATCCTTATACCTTATTGCATAAGAATGCTCACTTATTCCACTATATCTAACAGCTGGATCTGTAAGTTCTCCTAAATACATTGTAACATTAGAAGTAAGACTTTTTACTTTAGTGTCTATTTCTTTAACATTCTCAAATGTAAGACTGTTAGCACTATTACCATATGCTGCACTAGATATTAATTGATATATTCCTCTAGGACTTGCAAAATATAATACATTCTCTATTGGAACTATCGTATGTGGAGCATGACATCCAATACTTAGATTTAATGGAACTACTTGGAAATTAGCATCTCCAAAAGCATTAGACATCTTATATATTCTAAATTTAGTAAATATTACATAAACATTTCTAAAATAAATTATTTTAGTTATTTTATCAGTTGGTTCTATTGGTAATGATACATAGTTATAGTTTGGTACATAATGGAAGTTGTTAATTTCACTAAACCAAATTGTATCATCTTTGAAATATACAGCTCTATTATACATTTCTATCATTCCATAGTCACCAATATTAAGATGAGATACAGCTTTAACTTCTTGATCTACAGCACCTACATCATAATAGTCATAGTAATCATTAATACTAGCACCCGTTTTAGTTATTTTAATTTCTACATTACTTGTAGGAACTGTTGTAAACACAACATCATAAACTTTTAATCCAGTTGCACTTGTAGTTCCATCAACTGTTACATTTGCACTTCTTTCAGTTTCTCCTTCTTTAAATACTATATCAAAACCATTATCTGTACCAGTATACAAAATATTAAGTTTAAAACTACCAGTATTTGGTATTACAGTTGTTGGTTTTCCATCAGTTGTTGTTAAATAAACACCTTGAATACTATCAGTTGATAAACCTTGATAATCTACCCAATGTAATGGATCATCACCTAAAATATTAAATCCTACTTTTCTTATTTCCATAGGACTAGGTTTATATGCTTGGTTTGCTGTATTACCAATAGCAGCACCATAATAACTAAAAGTATCAGTTTTTCTATCAAAACAAACTATACCCTTATCATTATCAGTAAAATAAATTTTATCAAAAAATTCTATTGTATCTATATTTGTTAAGTTTCTATCCCATTTAAATATAACTGGTAATTCAGCTACAGATTCTGTAAGTTGTATTGTTTCAATTTCAGTTGGTTCTCCATGTTCATCATATTCTAATGGTTTTAATTTACAAGTATATAACCAATATTTAGATTTATTAGATTCATTATTTGTAGTTATAATCAACATCTTAAATACATTATTTTGGTCTCCATATAATGCTTGATATTTTCTATATGCTTTTTCTCCAGTAAATGCTGATAAGTTCCTGAAACAGTTATTATCATTTCTTAACATTTTAATATAAACCACATTATCATTATAATCTTCTGGATTAGGATTTGCTTCTGTTTTATTCTTAACTTCTGGAGTATCATGGAACTTAGCAAAAATTTGTGAAACAGCAGTAAGTTTACCAAATCCCATTCTCTTATATAAAGAACCCCTTTTATCCATAGTAAAGTTTACTATTGATTTAAATTCATTATCTGGACTACTATCATCACTAAAGTCTGTGTTAATACCACCAACTAATTGATCTATAAGATAAAATAGTTTATTTTCAGCATCACCTTTATATCTTTGATATTTTCCCATCTATTAACACCTACTTTCTAATAACATCCACCATTACCATTACTACCAAAGAATCCTACATTAATAGCATCTGATGTATCTATACCATATACACCACCATAACCAATAGTATTTATATATTCACCAGAAATACCATGTTCAGTATCTCCTTGTTCATATGCTTCAACTAGTGATCCTATATTATCTTTGAAAGCATTAAGAGCTTTATAAAATTCATCAAGATAAATATTTGCTTCTGATAAAGAACTGTCATTCATTTTAATACCATAAGATAAATAAGGACTTATCATATCAAACTGATGATTAGCTGGAATTGCTGTATATTCTTCTGTTGTACTTGTATAATCAGGAAATAAAGTCTTACATTCTACATTAATTCTAGAAATTGCTCTGTTTGCTAAACTTAAAATATCTTCAACAGAAAAGTTCTCATCAGTAAATATTGCAGAGTTTTTTGTAATATCTGCTAATTTCATACAATCACCTTCTTTATCATAATTATAACACAAAAAAAGTTTATAGTAAATAAACTATAAACTATTGTCCTGTTCTATCTTCAATTTGAACCTTTGGAGTATTACTTTCTGAAACTTCATGTATCTTTTCCATTATTTTATCATAGATAAATTTAGGAAATTCTTGTACTGAACCATCAAATCTTACTGTTACTGGAATAGCATTATAAAGGAAAGTATAAACTTTTCCAAAGAATGGAGCATAAATCTTATCTCCTCTAAACTTAACTACTTCATCATTTTTACATTTATCTAACATATATTGCATTTTTTCTCTGATATAAACTCTTTCTGCTTCTTTTGCACTTAATTCACTATTTGCATCAATAGCTGCTTTAAGTGCTGCTGTAGCAGCTGCATTTTGAAGTGCTTCGTTTGTTTTCTTAACACTCTTACTGTTTTCTTTAGTAACAGTTTCTTTTTTAGTTTCTTTTTTAGTTTCTTTTTTAGGTTCATCAATTCCTAAACCAAGTTCTTCATCAGTTAAAACAGTTTTTTCTTCATTATTTTCTGTCATTTTCCATTTCTCCTTTACTCTATTATATCAACTAATTTAATAATTGTAAACCCCTCTGGTTTTTCTAATTTATAATTAGTAAGAAACAATGCTCTTTCATAGTCAGTTTCCCATTCATCCCCATATTTTCTAGGAAGATCATATTCATAGTCTTGGAAACCTTCTTTATAAGCACACTTAACTTTAACTTTTTTATCTTCTCCTATATTATCTTGTTCTGGTCCTAAAAGTTTATTCCATTCCTTTTCTGAATTATTAACTTTATATTCAAACTTAGGAATATTATTATAGATTTTCTCAACATCAATATTAGACATATCCATATCGAATATATATCCTGTTTTACCATCAACTACACCATTCTCTATAGCTGCAGCAAAATTAGTTGCTAATACTGGAGTTCCGACACACAAACTCTCTTTTACTGATAGGCAATCTGCTTCTGTTTTTGAAAACTGAGCAAGATAATCAGCATCAGCAATATAATCAGTTATCTTTAATTCTGGTGGCATAAACACAAAACCTCTAATGGTTGGTTTTATATCATAGTTATTAGTAAACACGAACCATATAAATGGTATATCTTTTTCTACCAACTTATTAGCAAATA